GTCTTTGATGCACAAAGAACATTACGACCGCAAATACTAAGTATGCACATGACAAACTCAGAAAAAGTACTGGCCTTCCGTCGCAAGATGGGGTTGCCAGTCTCACCTACACCTACCTTGCTCTCATCCGAGCAGGCCAGTTACTTTGCTCGCTTCATCATGGAAGAGCTTAGTGAATACCTTCGAGCTTGCGAGGAGAATAGCCTTGTTGATGCTGCTGATGCTTTGGTCGATCTTGTCTACGTCACCATGGGTTGCAGCCACGCTATGGGGCTACCTTTTGACCAGCTTTTTAATGTGGTACACGAAGCAAACATGAACAAAGAACCAGCCAATGACTACATCAGGTCGTTGCGCGGCTCACAATACGATGTCATTAAGCCTATGGGTTGGCAAGCACCTGAGGCCATGATGTTGGCCATCATACAAACAGAACAACAGAAAGCAAAGCCATGAACATTAAAGAATTGATTGATGATTACGTCGCAACTAAAAATGCGCGTGAAGAACTATCTAATACAGTCAAAGACATGACAGCCAAGCTTGGTCGCCTTGAAGGTGACATCATGGCCCTTATGTCTGATGCAGGCATTAGCCAAGCGGCGTCCGATAAAGCGTCATGCTCTATGAAAATGACCAAGCACCCTGCCATCAAAGATTGGCAAGCTTTTTACGGCTATGTCGCACAGACAAGCCAATTCGAATTGCTGCATAAGCGGCTTTCCTCAACAGCCTTCCGTGAGCGGTGGGAAGCTGGTGAGGCCATCCCCGGGACCGAAGCATCTGAGGTCTGGGAACTTACCGTTCGTCGTAAATAATCTCTTGTTTAACTTTAAGGAATCGTATGTCTAAGACTACTACACAAATCGCGCTGTTCGAAGACCAGCTTGCCGCATTGGCCATTGAATCGGTGAAGGCCGAGCAAAGCAGCCTCGCCACTGCATTTCTTTCCACTAAGGGGGGTAACCTTACATACCGCGGTGATGTAATCACTGGCAACAAGCTGGCCTGCGTTGTATTGGCGGCTCCTATTGAGCGTTTGTACTACAGCAGCCGTTATGATCCTACCAAGGTCACAGGCCCTGATTGCTTTGCAATTAGCGCTACGGCAACAGGCATGTCACCATCATCTGCATCACCTGCAGTTCAGCACGCAACCTGCGAAGGCTGTCCTAAGAATGAGTGGGGCTCTGCACCTAATGGCGGTAAGGGCAAAGCTTGCCGTGAAACACGCCGCCTGTTGCTAATCCCAGCTGATAGCATTGGCAGTGTTGATGCTGTTAAGGCTGCTGAGGTTGCCGCACTACGTCCACCCGTTACCAGCTTAAAGAACTACGCAACATACGCGCAGACTTTGGCTGCTACGTTGAAGCGTCCACCGCTTGGTGTGATCAGTGAAGTGGCCGTGGTGGCAGATGCCAAGACTCAGTTTAAGGTAGTCTTTAACATGGTCAAGGCAATTGAGGATAACGCTGTCATTGGCGCATTGATTGAGCGTGCCAAGACTGAAGTGCAGAAGGCTATTGACTCAGCCGGTGCTATCAACGAAGAAGTTGATGCCGCCGCAGCTGTGGATGGCAACCCAAAGTACTAAGGATTCGGGGGGAAAGCCGTGCAAAGGCTTTTGGAAGCTTGCGGACGAGCGGTTAGTACCCCCACCTTTATTATGAAACCTGTCTATCTTGATTTTGAAACATTGGCTATTGGCCCACGGCCGGAGTATCCTCCTGTGCCAGTTGGCTTGGCCGTCTACGACCCTGAAGGTGAATACCCAGATGGCTACCACGCCTTTGGCCACCTAACAGGCAATAACACAACACAAGCGGCTGTTAAAGCTATGATGGAGATGATCTATGATAGCGGACGCGACATCTGTTTTCATAACGCTATGTTTGACCTTGATGTTGCTGAAACTCATTTGGATGTACCCATCCCACAGGACACCAAACGTGTACATGATACTCTTATTCTTGCTTTTCTCCACGATCCTCACGTTCAGTCTTTATCTTTAAAAGACTTGGTTGTAACTTGGAGCTTGGATACGCCTAATGAAAGGGATGAGCTGAAGGAGTGGATCCTTGCTAATGTGGATGAGGCACGTCGTAAAAAGTCTACATGGGGTGCATACATCTCCCGCGGCCCCGTGGAATTGGTTGGCAAATACGCTGCAGCTGATGTGCGGCTTACAAGCAAGCTTTACGAATATCTTATCGAGCAGGTTTTACCCGCGCAGCAGGAGGCTTACCACCGTGAGGTGGCTTTGATTCCAATGTTGCTTGAAAACTCGCGGTTAGGTGTAAGGGTTGATCGAGTCGGTTTGCAAAAAGCAAAAGAGCAAGCAGTAATAGATATTGAAAAGTGTAATGTTTGGGTTCGCGCATTGTTAGGTTCTCCTGATTTGAATCTTGACAGCGATAAAGAGCTGGTCAATAGTATTTATCCCACAGAATACTGGATCAAAGATAATGGGTGGCCTACCACGGATAAAGGCCAACCTAGGGCCGACAAGGAAACCTTTGAAGAACTAATCACCCATACGGAGTTAAAAGATGTCCTCAGATATAGAGCCAACCTATCAACATGTTTGTCAACTTTCATTGAGCCCTGGTTACAAGCTTCTGCATCTACAGGTCGAATCTACACCAACTGGAACAGTGTACGAGGTGAACGTGGGGGTACACGAACCGGCCGACTCTCCTCAACACCCAACTTTCAAAATGCGCCTGTCCGTTACCCGAAGGTTGGAATTCCACCCGACTTGGATGTGGCAACCCTCCCGCTCATCCGCAGCTTCATCCTAGCCGATGAAGGGCATAAGCTAATTGCATGTGACTTTAACGCGCAAGAGCTGCGTATCTTTGCACACTTTGAAGGCGGTGCATTGATGCAGCAGTATCAAGCCGATGCTCGTGCTGATTTGCATACCTACGCTGCCAAGATGATGACCGAGGCCAGCGGCCGTGAGGTGTCAAGGACTTACTCCAAAGGCGTATCATTTGCTATTCTTTACGGCGCTGGACCTAAGAAAATCAGTGAAATGCTGGAGATAGACTACGAAATGGCAAAGACATTGGTGGATACATATACCACAGCGGTGGCTCCGGGCCTCAAGACGATGCAGACCACCATGCGGACAAGGTATAAATTGAACCAACCATTGAAAACCATCGGCGGGCGTCTTATTAAGATGGAACCGCCTAAGATTATCAATGGCCGTCTGCGTGAGTTTGATTACAAAGGGGTTAACCTTTTGATTCAAGGCTCAGCGGCTGATCAGGCCAAGGCTGCTATGCTGCTGTACCAAAGCAAACGTCAAGGTAGTAGGCTTCTGCTTAGTGTGCATGATGAGTTGGTTATCTCAGCTCCGGAAGAGCATGTGGTGCGTGAAGCTGAATGCTTAACATGGTCCATGTGCAATGCAATAACGATGGATGTGCCTATGGTAAGTGATTACAAAATTGGCAATACGTATCAGGAGGTTAAATGATGACACGTATAGAAAAGTTTGAAAGGATTGTATTTCTTGTAGGCATTATTATTGTGCTGCTTGATTTGTACGTTTGGAGGCCGTAAATGCCTAGACCAAAACCTCCTGAGCCTTTGATAGGCAGACAAGTACGAATGTCCGATAGACAATGGCATATTCTTAATCATCTTGGTGGCGCTGAATGGTTAAGGCAGTTGCTAGATAAAAAAGATCCATTCCCTAAAAAATACTACGAGAAACTACAAGATGCAAATAATGGAACTAATAAAATATGATCATGAAAGAGGTTGCTTTGTTGCAAAAGGCAATAAACCTGCACCTTCACTAAGCCCGTTTGAATGGCAAAGCGATCCACGCCCTAGCATCTTTTTGCAAGACCCTAGATTTCGTACCCGCAATGGCATGCAGCAGGTAAAACTGGTTGTTGCAAACCCAAAGCCTTTTTTCCCTTACACTGATACTCTGAAGGACAAGTGATGGCATACTCAAACTCATCAATCAAAACCTACGAAGATTGCCCTTACAAGTACAAGCTGACTCGCATCGAACATCGACATGAGCCAGCAGGTGACGCCGCTGAACGTGGCAAGATGATCCACGCCGAGTTTGAAGATGCTTTGATCAATCTCAATCTGATTCCAGATGAACGTAAATACTGGTTCCCTTACCTTGAAGAGCTTGTTGCAAAGAAAACACGCAGCGAGGTAGAGTTTGCTGTGACCAAAGATTGGCAACCATGTGACTTCAAGGCCCCCGAGGCTTGGGTAAGGGGTATCTATGATGCTGTGTATTTCGATGGCGCCAGAGCCCATGTCCTTGACTGGAAGACCGGCAAAGAGCGTGAGTATGGTGAGCAATTAAAGCTATATGCAACAATCATCTTGGCCAGCCACCCAGAGGTGGAGACCGTAACCACCGAGATTTGCTACATTGACTTAAACAAGCAATCACCCTATCCAGAGTACACACGCAAAGACTTTCCAACATTGCAAGCTTGGCTGTCAGCACGTGTAGGCAAACTTGAGAATGATGACATCTTTGCGCCTAAACCGTCTTACGGCTGCAGGTGGTGCCACTTCCGCAAATCCAATGGCGGGCCCTGCCAATGGTAACCAAGGTTTTGCTTGAGCGGCATTTGGAGACTTACTTCTCTGCCGCTTGCAAGAAACGCGGCTTGCTTACGTTGAAGTTGAACGTACGCTATGCCCGCGGTTGGCCCGATCGTATTGTGCCGTTGAAAGGCGGTGGGGTTTTGTGGGTAGAACTAAAGCGTCCCGGGGGTAAAACCTCTGCGCTGCAGGACAAGGTGCATAACGACTTGCAAAAGTTTGGCCACCGCGTCCACATCATTGACTCTAAGGAAGGTATTGACAATGTTTTGGGAACCGCATGAGTACCAGAAAGAAGCTGTAAAGTTTCTGGTGGAAAAAGGCTCGGCAGCTTTATGGCTGGACCCTGGGCTTGGTAAAACAGCTGTCGTGCTATCGGCTTTCAGAATCCTGAAGCTTAAAGGTTTGGCCAAGAAAATGCTGGTCATTGCGCCGCTTCGGCCTGTGCATGGCGTTTGGCCGCCTGAAGCTAAGAAGTGGGAACAATTTGCTGATTACTCTGTCGGTGTATTGCATGGTGGGACCAAAGCTAAAGTCTTAAAGCAACAACACGACATATACGTTATCAACTTTGAAGGCCTTGGCTGGCTGTCTTCGCAACTCAATGGCAAAGATTGGCCCTTCCAAATCCTGACGGTGGATGAGATATCTTATATGAAAAACACCCAGACTCAAAGGTTTAAGACAATAAAGCCTTTGCTGGATAAGTTTGACCGCCGTTGGGGCTTAACCGGCTCACCAGCGCCAAACAGTTTGCTTGACATCTTCGGGCCGCAGCTAATCCTTGACCAAGGGGCCACCTTTGGCCCTTACATCTCACGATTCAGAACTGAATACTTCTTCCCTTCCGGTTACGGCGGGTATGAGTGGAAGCTGCAATCTGATGGCGAGGCTAGGATTCATGCGGCTTTGGCTGGCAAGGTGCTTCGTATGGCGGCGCTGGACCATCTAGATCTGCCCGAGTTAACTTACAACGACATTATGGTAGATCTACCACCTAATGCCAGAAAACTGTACGACGCCTTTGAAAACAACCTGACCGTGGAATTGAATAGCGGGAATGTAACTGCGGTCAACGCCGCCGTGGCCGTTATGAAAGGCCAGCAAATCGCCAATGGCGGCTCATACTTGGATGATGACGGGAGTGGTAATGCTAGAATCTCAACGCATCTTCATGACGCGAAGACTGAAGCGGTTCTCGATCTGGTCGAGGAGCTATCAGGGCAACCTTGCATCATCGGTTATCATTTTGCGCATGACCTCGAACGGCTTAAAGCCGCCTTTCCTAATGCGCCTATCATTGGCAGTGGGGTTGTTGGTCATAAACTTGATTCTATTATTGATGATTGGAACGCCGGTAAGACATCAGTTCTTTTGGCTCACCCAATGTCGGCGGGTCACGGTCTTAACTTACAAGGTACTGGTCATGCTGTCATCTGGTACTCGCTGACTTGGAGCCTTGAGATCTACGAGCAGTTCATTCGCAGACTCTGGAGGCAAGGTCAAAAGAATCATATCGTTGTTCACCACATCATGGCTAAAGACACCATTGATGAAGCCATCATGATGGCCATCAGGCGAAAAGATAAAACGCAGCAAACTTTATTAACAGCAGTGCGTGACTACGTTAATCGTGATACAATCAATCCCGTTGACCATTGAAAGGAATCTATATGCAACTTACGCCTATTGTCGAAAGACCTAACCCCACCCAACAGAAAGATACTGACATGTCAGAAGCAAAGCTACGCGCCCGTGCAAACAAAAAAGCAATCATTACTTTGGTAACTGCGCCTAACCCAAAGCGTAATAACACTTTGGCACGTGAACGCTATGAGTTGTACCGCGTAGGCATGACGGTGGCTGAATACATTGCTGCTGGTGGCCGTTCAGGTGATGTGAATCACGACGTAGCTGAGGGCTACATTGCTTTAGCATTGCCATGAATATCTTAATTACCGGCGTCACGGAGACGCATACCAACCACCCACAGCGTGCAAGCTCTACCAAGTTTGTTTCCATTCCTGAATTGATGGCATCAGCTTTTGGTCGCATGGGGCATCACGTTGATCATCGTGCTGTTACATCGGGTGAAGACCTCTCACGTTACGACAAAGTGTTTGCGTACCTATACCCCTTGGATCACAATGCTTTGGATCCTGAGGGTGCCTTGTGGGCTTTGGAAAGCCGCTTTGATGCTTATGTTTGCCTTGATGATTGGGCTTTCCAAAAGATCCTACCATCGTGGGAAAGCAAGATTGCACCAGAATCATTGTGTGAGCATACATGGATTGCCCCGCTATTTCCTTGGGGCAGTACTCGTGCCATGGGTTTGCCAGTAGAAGACATTATTGCATGGGATCCAAGCCCACTGTATGAAATGCCTGCTGTGCATCAAATGTCGTGGGATCGTCGCAAAACCGAGTGGTACAACGCATCCTTATCAAAAGAGGCGCATGATTGGGCTACTGACCAGCACCTTGCATGGCCTATTCATAGCGTAGGTGGCAAATCACTTGGTCAGCCTAGAATCCTTGAGTCAGATGTTGTTTGGCAATACGGCAGCTACAAAGGCGTACTGTGCCCAACGTATCGTCATGCCGGCTCCGGTTGGTGGCGTATTCGTTATTTACATGCAGCGCATGCAGGCTGTGTTCTTGGCGGTGACCCTAAAGAGCTTGGCGTTATCGATGCATCATATGCTTACACACTCCATGAATTAGAAAACATGGATGATCACCAACTTCAACTGACTGCAGCGCAGCAGGCAACTTACTTGCGCACCGCGTCGCTTGAAGACACACTATCAAAACTTGAGGGTATCTTAAATGATCGTAATTCTAGAAGGGGCTGATGGCGGGGGGAAGACTACCCTGTCAGAGACCTTGCGACAACGATTGCAGAAGGACAAGATGACCCATGTCGTAAAGCATGGCCCGTATAAAGGTATGAATACCGAGGACCTTTGCCGTACTTATTTTCGTGGCATGACAGCGGCGTTGACCTACGATGACCACGTCATCATGGATAGGTCATGGCTGTCTGAGCCAATCTACGGCAGTGTGTATCGCAAAGGCGATAACCGCATTGATATGCCGCGCCGTAGAATGTTAGAGCGTGCAGCCTTGGCACGTGGTGTTGTGGTTATTCATTGCCAACCGGATTTTGAAGTGTGTATGCAAACATTCAAAGATCGTATTGAGGATGAGTACCTAGATAACATCAAACAGTTGGAGCAAGTGTATGAAGGTTATACCTCATTGCCTATGGATACAGCACTGCCAGTCATCACCTACGACTATACCAAAGATGATATAGAAGAGCTATTCATTAAGCTTGCAACCAAGTCAATGACTAACAAATCATCCGGTGGCGGCGCCTTTGTTGAAGGCAATACACTAATGCTTTGCGACAAAGGGCCTCGTACCAATGTTAAGTCCACCGCAGCCGTGGTGCCTTTCATTAACTTCTTGGATAATGATGGCCCTAGCAGAATGCTTGCTGAAACTTTGGAGCGTGAGAATGTACCTGAAACTGGTCTGTACTGGGTTAACACTCAAACTTACCAAGGCACACCCATGGATTCAGCCTTCATTAAACAGCTGAAGCCAAAACGTATTTACGCACTTGGCAACAATGCTTACACGTGGGCACTAAACAATGAGGTGCCGGTAATTAAGTTACCACCACCCTTGTACCACATGCAACACTACCCCGACCAACCTTATTTAATTACGGAAGCTGATTATGGAAATGCTGATTCGCAATGAGCCTGAGCTCATCAATCTTTACAACGTGCTGCAGCAGCATGGCACTTGGACAAGTCCACGCGGTGAACGGTGCCTTGAGATTGAGAACTTTACTTACACAGTCAATCCCTTTGTAAGGTTCAACTCCTTCAAAGGTCGTAACTTCAATGTAAAGTACCTCAAGCGCGAAATGGCTTGGTACATCAAGGCTGACCCGTATGATCTTAGCATTGCTGATCACGCTGCGCAGTGGGGCAAGATCGTAGCCAACGGCAAGTTGAATAGCAACTACGGCAGTTATTGGTTTGGCAAACACGGCGTTACGCATATTGCAAAGCTGCTTACGCAGGATCCAATGTCCCGCCGTGCTGTGATTCCAATGTATGGCACTGACATAGACCATATGGATATAGAGGCAAAGGATGTTCCATGCACGCTGGCCATTGAGTTCCGGATCAGGAATGGCAGATTGAGCGCCAGAGCCGTCATGCGAAGCCAAGATATTCTTTGGGGCATGGCAAATGACTTGCCAACTTTCAGCTTCCTACAGGAAATTGTGGCTAACTTGGTTGGCGCTGAAATGGGAACATTGACAGTATCCGCTGGATCTTTCCACGTCTATGAATCTAGGTTGGCCATGTTCAATGACGTCATCAATACCAATATCCATGAAGTGCTGGTTGATAAGCCTCCACGGATTAACAGGTACGAGGCCTACGTTTTGGCAGGCAAATCCATTAACCCTACTTTTGAGTTTGCAAAATGGCTATCGAACGTGTAGATTTATCATTCGCTGTTCAAAAAGAACTTAGAATATTTGTTTTTGAACTTATTCGTGACGGTTATCAAATGGAGGATATACTGACGGCATTGGCCGCTCTAAAAGTGGAAATGGCTTCGGCCATGGTTTGGCAAGATGTAATAAGTACAAAAGACGTGATATAATCACGTTATGGGATACCCCCATACTTTGTAAATTGACTATTGAAAGGAATTGAAATGTTAAATAAAATTCGTTGGACACCAGTAGAACGCAGCATCGTCATTGACTCTGCTGTAGAGTTTTACAATGAAGGTACCTACAGCCCAATTGCAGCGCTTAGACAAGCTCAGCAAATTGTGTTGCTACCTAATCGCCGCCGCAGTATGCAAAGCCACTCAGCAGTGCCTGACTTGATCAAGTTGCTCAAGCAAAAAGCTGCGCAGAAGGTGCCAAAGCAAAAGGTGGTGGAAACTACCACAGCTGTGGAAATAATGCCTCCAGCGCCACTGGTAGTGCCTAGAACCGATGCACCAGTTGATCTCGTTGAGCAGTTGGTGAATACTATTACAC